AAAGAGATGGTTATTTCTTCTGTTAATACTGTACCAGCTTTTTGTAAAATTTCATCATTATACGACATTTTAAATTGCCATCAATTTAGTGTGCTGTGTTACAAACTCTTTTAAGTAGTCTGGTCTCAATATAGAAATTTGTCTTTTATTTTCGTTTAGTTCTAATTCATACTGGTAATTAGATATAGCAACATATTCTCCACTGGCTATTTTAGCAGCATCATAATCAACAATAATAGAAGTGTCTTCAGCCAAAGCATAGTGATGGTCATGGTTTTCAGTATCTACACCGTACTTGTCTCTTACATAATCAAGTAAAGCAGCTTCAGGTTTAGGCCATTCCTCATACACATTAACTATGTCATTAACAACAAGAATTACCCAATGATAATAAACATTGTTATAAAATATTTTTGCAATATCTTCAGGCGTATTGCCGTCATCAATATAATATTTTTCTAACGCCAATTTACCCACTACAGGTTTTTTTAACCCAACTCTTTTAAATATATCAGTAACCACAATCTGGTTGTCGTGTATTGGATATAATAGTCCTTTCATTGATTTAAAAAACATTAATAACTATCGCCCCATTTTTGCCCTATTCTATCATTAGAAAGAGTCTCCAATTCTGAGAATGTCAAGTCTAAATTGATTTCAGAGGGAGCGCCATTCATACCAGAAAACGTTGTAAAATCTGAACTGCCGTAAGTAACTCTAACATTGGTTAATGCACAGGTGGAAATTTTATGTATATATTCATTTCTTTTGCCCTTATAACGATATTCAATATTAAATTCAGAGGGGTATATCAAAAATAATCTAGAAGGATCTATTTCAGGGTGCATGTGATATTTAAAAAGTTGTATAATTTCCATAACTGAAGTTAATTCTGAGGTATTTCTTGGATTAAATTTGTATGAAAATCCAAATGATCGAAATCCCATATTTTTAAATAATTGTTCTCTATAAGGATTTGCTACTTTTTTACTAGTTGCTTCTATTCCTGCTCCAATATCACCTGTAATTCCGAATTCTCTGGGAACAGCGGCCCCTGCTTGTATAATGCTTCTAAAACCAAATTGTCCTAAACTAGCTGCGTCTTCCAAAACATTCTTAAAATTAATTTCTGCGCCATTTGCCCCTATACCACCTGATGCTAATGATCCCGCAAGAGCGCCTATATCAGCGTTTTGCCATTCAGCAGCATATTCAGCAGAAGGAGGTGCTGAGACATATAGTTCAATTGCAGAAAGCAATCTTACAGTTGAACTAGCCTCAGATGAAATGTTCGCAACACCTGCAGCGGCAGCGCCCAAAAACCCAGTTTCCATTATCTTTCCACCAGGAGATGCTCCTTCAAAAAACGTTTTTGAAGCAGTGTATGCAGCGGCACCTGTCGCTAGGACGCCAGCAGTGGCTAAAAAAGTATCAGCAGATTCTGATCTTAAACGATTTTCACTGGCATATTGTTCACCAAGAGCTACTTGTGCCCTTTTAAAATCATTATTATTAGCAAGTTGTGATGCTGAAGCTGCGCCTACTCTAGTATTGCTTCTAGCATTAATGTAAAAAATAACACTGTGTACAAACTCTTCTTTATTTTCTAAAGTTAAAGGATATTGATGTGTTGTAGGAGAGCTAATTATTTTTAGTGGAGTATTAGCATTTTTTTCTAGAAATTCTAGACGCTCTCGTTGCCTGCGCGATTCTAGAGTTTCCTCTAGCTGAGGACCTCGAGTACCTTGATTTGGTTGACGTTCCCGCTGTTCGCGGGCAACTTGTGATCGTCTCGACATGAAGTGTAAACTCTAATGAAGTAATTTACACTATTTATAATAAATAATCTATTCTTTAATTTCTTTGATGATTATTTTATCCCATTTGCCAACTGGACATGATGCCCAGTTTAAACGGGTTTTGGCGGGCATGAAGCAACCACATTTCTTGCAAACACTTATTGTTTTATTTAAGTGTTCACAAGAATTACATATCTCTGCTCTTTTTCGATGTTCAGGTTTCATTTTTTAACATCTTTCTTTTTATCTAAATCACCACGACCACAAGACAGTGGACGATACAATTCTCTTAGTTCCAGTGCTTTATCAAAATACATTTTTATTCTTTCTTCATAGTTATCATGAAATTTGAAAACTACCCCTGACCAAGGGCAAGCAATAATATTAGCAATTGCTTTTTTTGCAGCTTCCTTTCCTTCTCTTTTTTGTAGATATGAAATGATACGATGAATGGGTTGATACACTCCTGCACCTGATGCACTGTATACTGAAAGATCGTAAACAGTTTTTCCTAGCGCAGCACCAGTGATAATCATTTCAGATGCAGTAGTACTGTAAACTGTTTCACATTGTTCAAGTAGTTTAGCACCTGAAATGTTTTTAGGAAGTACCTTTTGCCAACCACATCTTCTTGATACTAATCGAATAGCATCTCCATGTGTCAGTGGATGAGGTTTTACTTGAACATCATCTTCTTCTTTTAATAGTTTAGTTAATGCTTCAGTATCTACTAAATCTAAAAGATTATGTCCAGGTAAAAATACAACATGTTTAATGTTTTTATATTTCTCATCAAGTTCTTCCATCACATACTTATCAGAAAAAGAAGCTACAAACTTTTCAAATAATTCTTCACCTTCTTTTCCAGAATCAACTTTAGATGCAAAGTCAATCAGGCGGCAATTAATTTCCCTAGATTGAGTGTTTACCCATATGCCGCCGCCAGCAAATTCTGTATACGTAAATTCACTAAAATCATTGCCTTGAATTGCACCCACATCATAGGTAATGGGCCAAGGAGATAATGAACGAACCAAATCTTCATTTTCCACTGCCCATGCATTTCTTTCTGATCTTGAGGCATAAGGACCGATCTTTTTTCGCTCATTATACCTGTCAGACATTTTATTTTCTATGAGAAGGGGCTTGACATCTTCTTCACTTTTTGCTTCTAATTCTACAGAGTTTACCATTATATTACCTACCATTATAAAAATATTATTTATTATACATCAAAAAAGGTTCTTTCGTCAATATCCCATGCATCTAAATTTGTCATATCTCTCAACTCTTGTGCTTTAGCATCTAAGTCTTCAATATTTTCAGTAGTATCTAACCCCTGTCTAGTTTCACTCAGGTTACGCATAATTTTAGCATCTAGTTTTGACATTGCTGCATCTCTTCTTTTAGAAAGTTCTTTCCAGCGAAATTCAGTTCTAATGGCTCTTTTAGAAAGCCTAACTTCAACTAATTCATAAACTCTAACCCACGTATCAGTTTCATCATCATAATATGCTGAAGTGGTTTCTAATTGGTGTGTTTCTGTTGGTCTTAAAGTTATACTATCAAAAGGTACAGGTGGTACACAAACATATTGTGTTCCCGCTAAAGAAAAATCTGTGATAACTCTTGGCAGAGAAGTATTTACCAATCGGTCACGTAATTTAACCTCATTTATAGGATATTCTAACACTTCGTTAGTTTCTACATTTATTCTAGCATATAACATTATAAATCTCCTTTATTCAGTTATCCAGTTAGTCGTTCTACTGGTGGTAGTTGTTGTATTTGATGAGTATTGCGTTTGCCAAGAAGTTGTTGCTTCTGTTGTAAATTGAGTAGTCGTATTTTGATTAAAAGTATTTGTTGTTGATGTTGTAGCAGTTGTGTTAAAATTAGTTGTAAAAGAACCGGACACAGTTGTTAAAGTATTACTACTAGTATTTGTGTTATTACTAGTATTTGTTGGATACGGTGTATTTGTTGGAACAGGTGTATTTGTTGGATACGGCGTATTCGTGCTGCTAGAAGTGTTTGTACCTCTAGAAGTATTTGTTGGATACGGTGTATTCGTGCTTCTAGAAGTATTTTGGTTCCAGTTAGTGGTTGTGCTTCTAGAAGTATTTGTTGGAACAAGTGTATTACCTGGATACAGTGTAAGCGTTGAGAAATTAGTGGTTGTATTCCAGTTAGTAGTTGTTGTATACGGTGTATTTGTCGAATACTCTGTATTCGTGCTTCTAGAAGTATTTTGGTTCCAGTTAGTGGTTGTGCTTCTAGAAGTGTTTGTATTTCTAGATGCGGTTGTCGGATACGGTGTATTCGTGCTTCTAGAAGTATTAGCATATACCGATGTATTAGTTGAAACAGATGAATTTGTACTCCAGGTTGTTGTAAATGGCGCACTTGTGGTGTTCCAATATGTAGTATAACTAGTATTAGTGTTTCTACTAGCAGTTGTTGTTCCTGATGTATTTGTTGACCGACAAGTGTTAAAAAAAGTATTGTAACAAGTCGTACCAGGAATTGGACCTGTAGTAGTTGAAGAAGTATTAACATCACAGTTGACATCACATATATAGCATTCTGCTACCAGACCAATCGTGGCGCCGCCTTCAGCTTCAGTGTAATACTGCCAAAAAAATGAGGTATACGGGTTTCCACAAAACTGTAATTCACACCCAGGATCAGGTTCATCTGCTGCATATATGCCATTATAAGTATTATAATAAATGCATCCAGTGTTAACAGCATTAAAATTAGTATTAAAACTTGTTTGAAAAGTGGTTATTCCTACTTCGGTACTTATACAAGTGTTCGTATTTGTTTGCCAACATGTAGTAGTATTAAAACTAAAAGGAGTAGACCAAGATGTTGTGGTAGGTCTGCTTGTATTTCTAGAAGTTTGCCATGTTGTAGTGGTATTAAGATTAGTAGTCGTAGACCAAGATGTTGTGGTAGGTCTGCTTGTAACTCTAGAAGTTTGAAAAGTAGTGGTTGTGCTTCTAGAAGTGTTTGTCGGATACGGCGTATTTGTTGGATATGCAGTTACTAGTGTGTTCCAGATAGTAGTTGTTGGAACAGGTGTATTCGTTGAAAAAGTAGTTAAAGTCGGAAAAGTAGTAGTTGTATTAATACTATAATTACTACCCCAGCTAGTAGTTGTTGGAACAGGTGTATTTGTTGGATACGGTGTATTTGTGCTCCTAGAAGTATTTGTGCTCCTAGAAGTATTTGTTGGAATAAGTGTATTGTTTAGATACAGTGTAAGCGTTGGAAAAGTAGTAGTTGTATTAATACTATAATTACTATCCCAGCTAGTAGTTGTTGGAACAGGTGTATTCGTTGAAAAAGTAGTAGTTGTATTCCAGTTAGTGGTTGTTGGAACAAGTGTATTAGTTAAAACAGGTGTATTTGTCGAATACAATGTATCTGTTGAAAAAGTAGTTGAAGTCGGAAAAGTAGTTAAAGTTGAAAAACTAGTATTTCCAGATGTTGTTCTACTAGTTAAAAATATAGTAGTCGTGTTGCCTGGAATTTGCCAAACAGTAGTGGTACTTCTACTAGTTAGAATATTAGTTGGTCTAGTAGTATTCAAGTTCCAAACTGTAGTTGTATTGGTTGGGAAACTTGTTTCTACACTAGTATTGGCTCCCCCAGATGTAAATAATTTTCTAGTCCAGCTCATAACAAATCCTTATGCGTAACTACGCCAAGATTGAACACCCATATAAGTAGTCCCATCATCTACAGTGTCTAGAATAATTAAAGTTTTGCCTGTTGCACTTGTAATTGGAGCAACTCCTCGATTAAACGTAGTACCTGTTGGATAAGTAATGGTACCAGCGCCACTGTTGGTTAATATAAGATAAACTGTGTTCGTTGAACCACTAGTAAGACCGGTTATTGAAAATGTTGTGTTGCCCGTAATTGTCGCAGTAACTGTATCACCGAGTGACATATTTATAGTAACTGCACCTGAAATACTGCCGAGTGCTTGAACTTTGCCTCGAATAACAGTATTTACTAAATTGTTTCCAGTGATATTAGTAAAATTTCCAGTTGTTGCTGTTGTAGCGCCCACCGTGCCGTTAATATTAATAGATGCTGTGCCAGTTAAATTTGTTACAGTACCACTCGCTGGAGTACCAAGTGCTGGTGATACTAATGTGGGTGAGTTTGCAAATACTAACGCACCAGTTCCTGTTTCATCAGTTACTGCTGCTAATAAGTTTGCACTTGAAGGTGTAGCAAGAAAGGTTGCTACACCCGTACCAAGACCAGACACACCAGTTGCTATTGGAAGACCAGTTACGTTTGTCAAAGTACCGCTTGTTGGAGTACCAAGAATCGGTGTTACTAATGTAGGACTTGTAGCAAATACTAACGCACCAGTTCCTGTTTCATCAGTTACTGCTGCTAATAAGTTTGCACTTGAAGGTGTACCCAAAAAAGTAGCCACACCAGATCCTAAAGAACTGGAATCTATTTTTGTACTAATTTCACTAAAGTTTTGATCCAGTTCAGCAGTGGTTAACGGGCTGCCTTTAGTGGTTCTTAAAGTTATTGCCATTTATTTAAATCCTATTATGATAAATAGTATATATTCATTATTTATAACATCTTATGACATACACCAAACAATTATATCAAGGAAAATTTATTCCAAGAAATCCTATCAAATACCGAGGGGATGTTGATAACATCGTTTATAGATCAGGATATGAATTGAAATTTATGAATTGGTGTGATAAAAATTCTTCTGTGCTAGAATGGGGAAGTGAAGAAATCATTATACCATATCGCTCTCCTTTAGACAATAGAATACATAGGTATTTTGTTGATTTTTATCTTAAAATAAATGATGAAAATAATAATCAAAAAATGTATTTGATAGAAGTAAAACCTCTCAGATTTACAAAAGAACCTAAAATTCCCACACGGAAAACTGCAAGATTTATCAATGAAGTAAAACAGTGGGGAGTTAATCTTGCTAAGTGGGAGGCTGCTACTGAATATTGTAAAAATAGAAAGTGGGAGTTTAAAATTATAACTGAAAAAGAACTTGGATTATAATGTTATTGTTTAGATGCTGCATAAATCATTATAAATAATGACATGTCAAATCCATTTCAAAATATAAGAGCAGCCGCAGGCGATCAGGACAGATCGTTTAATTGGTATATGAATTCAGTCAAAAAAATGGCTGGAGAACTTACTGACTATAACGATGTCAAAAAAACTGACTTAGGGGATCTTACCTCTAAAATTGAACCTGGGAATATGTACATGTTCATGTACGATCCTAAGTTAAAAGAGACTTTACCATATTACGATACATTTCCGTTATGTTTACCATTTGATTCTGCACCAGGAGGATTCATAGGATTGAACTTACATTATTTACCTCCTTTACAGAGAGCAGTTTTATTAGGTAATTTATTAGACTATACGGACAAACAGCTAACCGAAAAAAGCAAAATAGATGTAAGTTGGTCTTTACTTAAAAATTTTACAAAGTTTCCACAAGTAAAGCCTTCAATTAAAAGATATTTGAATAATCATGTTCAAAGTAGATTTTTAAAAGTAGAACCTCAACATTGGAAGGCTGCTATATTTTTACCAACACATAATTTTGTCGGTGCTAATACCAGAACTGTCTATCAGAATAGTAATAAGGCGATGCAATAATGGCAGAAAAATCACTATTCGGTCTTGATAATTTTTTAAACGTTGTCAGAACCAAGCACCTACCAAGAACAGAAAGATTTGAAGTAACATTTAATTTACCTAAAGAATTAGGTATTTCAAATAAAAATGATACACTTAGATTGTTAACTTTAATGTGTGAAGAAGCACAAATACCTGGGTTTGTTACTAATACCGTTCCTATTAAAATAGGGCCGTGGACAGAATATCGAACACAGAACTTAGAATTTTTAACATCAGATGTAGTTTTCACTTTTATTGTTGAAGAAAATTGGCAAGCAAGAACTTTGTTTGAAACCTGGATTCAACATTGTGTCAATCCAATAAGTAAAGAAGTTAAATTTCATGATCAAATGTATTCAGACTTGGAAATAAAATCATTAGATACAGAAAATAATGTTTTAGCAAAGTGGAAAATATATGAAGCAATACCAAAACTAATTAACTTGACACCATTAGCTTGGGGAAATATTGGATTCATGCGAATGTCAGTTTCAATGTCTGCTAAGTACTGGGAACGAATATTATAAACATCGGAGAATATTATGGCACTACCTGAAATTATAACACCAACATTTACAATTGTGATTCCTGGAATTAAAAAACCAGTAAAATACAGACCGTTTTTGGTAAAAGAAGAAAAGCTATTAATACTTGCGAGTGAATCTGAAACTTTATCTGAAAGAGTATCAGCGTGTTCACAAGTTATAGAAAATTGTACATTTGGATTATACAACGATAAGAATTTAACAATGTATCAAATACAGTATTTGTTTTTGAAAATAAAAGCAAAATCTGTGGGTACAATACAAGAATTCAATTTAACATGTGGATCATGCAAATCTTCAATGCGTTATGAAATGAATATTGAAGACTATAAAATATACGGTGAAGTAGATACAACTAAAAAAGAATTTAAAATTAATGATGAAGTATCTATAGTTATGCGATATCCAACAGCAGAATATCAGGGTAAAGTAGATATTCTAACAGATACTGAAATAGTTATTAATTGTATTGATCAGATAGTGAACGGAGAAGAAGTTATTGATCCTAGGGATGAAACACCTGGAAACATGATTGCATTTATTGAAAATTTACCTATAAAATTAATGCAAGATATTGAAGAATTTTTAACAACTATTCCAGTATTAGGACATGAAATATCATTTACTTGTAAAACATGTGGTAAAGACAATTACGTTGGTATAAACGGTTACGAGCATTTTTTCGGATAACTCTTTCCCAGGATTCGATTGAAAATTTTTATAAAACGAATTTCTTATTAATGCAAGAGCATCATTATAGTTTGACTGAACTAGAAAATATGATGCCTTGGGAAAGAGAAGTGTACATAGGAATGCTAGTCGTTCATTTAAAGAACAAGGCAGAGAAGAAACATGCTTAATGTAGAAGGCAGAAATATAGCAGACGAAGGATTTTCTGGTTCGAATGTAAGAGATTCGAATACCGGAAGATTTACTTCGGAAGGTGCTAATAAGTTAGCGCAAAGTATGAGAGCTGGTATGTCTATGACATCTACTAGAGACTCTTCTGCTACAAATATTTCTGCCGCGGTTAGTAAACTAACTGAAGCTATTTCTAATGATACTCAAAATTTTCAAGAACTTTTAAATAAACAAGATGAAAAAACTAAGAAATTATTTGATTCTTATATAAAGTCGTTAGAATCTGGAAAAACTAGCAATATAGAAAAGGCTATGGAAAAGTTTTTACTTTCCATGGAGAAAGATACTTCTAAGAAATTTGAAAAGATAATAGATGCTGTAGGGCAAAGAAAATCATTGAATGAAGGCAATACAGTTAAACAAAAATTTGCAAAATTTATGGGAGCTGATGCTGACAAAGGATTTGGAGGATCAATTGCACAAGCATTCAGTGAACCAGGTAGAATGTTTGGAACAAACAGAGGATTTTTAGGGACTGGTTTATTTTCTGGAGGACCTACTGCTGCTCAACAACAAGCTACCGCTGAATTGGGAAAAGAAAATCAAACAAAAGGTATAACAAAAGGTATAGCAGAATTAGTCACAAACAGTGTTGCGCTGGACAACAGTGAAGATAAAAGCGTATCTGAAATACAGGCAAAAAACAATAAAGAGAAAGTTGCTGAAAAAGGATCTAGTAATAAAAAAGGTCCTGAAAAAGTAATAATAGCTGATCAACCTATTATTACAAAAGACGCTCCTAAAACAATGTCAGGTATTGATGTAAATGATCCTGCTGCCGAACAGCTACAAGTTTTAAAAGATATTTTAAAAGAATTAAAAATAATATCTGGCAAACCAGCCGGCGGGGGATTAGGTTCTATCATACCAGATATAGATTTGCCTAGCAGAAGACCTAGAACAGGGCCTAGAACAGGGCCTAGAACAGGACCTAGACCTGGACCTGGGAGAGGGCCTGGACCTGGACCTGGTGTAAATCCTGGTCAGTTAAAAGATGGGGTCAGACTAAACAGCGCCGGAAGACCCATAGATGCATCTGGAAGATTCGTAGCTACAGCAGATGCTTACAAACCGACTTCAAGAATGAGTAGTCTTGCCAGTAAGGCTACTACCTTTGCCAGAAAGGCTCCTTTAATAGGTACAGCACTTACCGTTGGAGCTGCTGGATATGAGGCATATCAAGGTTATAATGAAGCTGATCAATTAATAGAAAGTAATGCTATTAATCCTGAAACTGGAGAAACTTTCACTGAGCAAGATGAAACCGCTGGAAAAGTTGAAGCAGTTAGCACCGGAGTTGGAGCTGTTGGTGGCGCTCTCAGTGGCGCTGCTGCGGGGGCAACAACAGGCGCTATTTTAGGATCAGTAGTACCTG